CGTGGCGACATTATGAGAGCCAAAGAAAACCTTAAAGGTTTGTATTATACTTACAAAAATGAGCTTCAAAAAAGAATCATTTTTATTATGGTAAATGGAAAATCTTCTAAAAAGTTTGCTGAAACTTTCCTAGACTCAGGCCTTTCCGGAGCTTCTTTTTCTGCTGAAGAGTTTTACACAAACATTATTGATCGCATCGCTCCAGAAGTTTATACAAACAAATCACTCAGCAATTCTATGGTAGAAATTATTGGTGCCCATCTTGAAGATAGAGCAATGGAAATCGGAGTAAACGGATATCCAGCATTGCTTTATAAATCAGAATATGCTGCGCATATTAACAACAAAGAAGAACTAGTTGACGTTTTTGCAAAAATGCTAAACGAACAAGTTGGTGGAGAATTTGTTGGAGTAGATTATCTAGATCAAGCAACATCTAAGGCTGTAAAAGAAGAATTTACTGGCAAGGTTTTACCAATTATTGTTCATTCTCAAAATAATGAACTTTTAAATTCTTTAGCGAAAGATTTTTATGAGCGTTTAACACCTAACGTATTTACAGTAACAGCAGGAATAGCGCCCAAAGAAATTTCAGAACAATCACTAACTACAGTAACAGGCAAAATAACAAAAACAAGTATAACAAATACAATCAAATCAATTAAAGCCGCAATGCAATAATTAAAATAAAAGGAGAAATAAAATGAGCAGACCAGCAATTGGTAAATCGAACTTCTCAGGTGGTTCAAAAAAGAAGAACTATTTTAACATTAAAGACGGTGATAATATTTACCGAATCTTGCCAGCTATGTTTGACCTAGCTGCTTCTGGTACTTGGAGCAAATTCTACCGAGTAGAGTTTGGTTATAAAAATTCAGACAATCGTATGAGACCTTTCTTGTCTCCACGAGTTGTTAATAAAGATAAAATGGTTGAAGTAGAGTCAGCTGCTCATTTATACCGAGTACAGCTTAAAGAAGAATTTGAAAAACTTAAAACAACAATTAAAGAAGGTTTAGAGAGTGGAACTATCTCTAAAACTGAAGCCAAAACTGCTCTTGATGAGCAAAAAGCTTTGGTTAAACAATTTAATCTAGATAGCAAGCACTATATGAATGTTATCAACGAAAACGGTGAAATTGGTCTTCTTAAAATTCCAAACCGTGCAATGCAACAGCTTCGTCCACTACTTAAAAAGCTAGAAGAAGAAGGTGTAGATCCATTGTCAGTGGATAATGGTCGTTGGTTTAATTTTAACCGTCAAGGTACTAGCCTAGATACAACTTACAGCATAAGTGTTGTTAAGGAAAAAGTTCACGTTGAAGGCCATGGCGAATTAGAAAAGCCAAAAGTTCATATTCTTAGCGATAGCATCCTTGATCGACTTAGTACTGAAGCTTTTAAATTAAATGATCTTTTCCTTGCACCTAGCGCAGACGAAGTGGCTCGTATTGTTGAAGAAGGTCCAAAAGCAGTTGATGAAATTCTTTCTAAAAAGTCAGATGACAGTGCTCCTCAAAAAAGTGCAGAAGAAAGAGTAGAACAACGTACAGAAGCTATTGCTGAAGATAATAAAGAAGAAGAAGCTCCAGTTGAAATTAAGGCAAAAAAACCTGATCTTCAAACCCTTAAAAAGGCAGCTGGCATAACCCCTAAAAAAGAAGCAGCTCCTGTTGCCCCAACGGCATCTTCTGCTCCTATAGATACAGAAGAGGATGATGACGCATGGATGGCAGAATTCGAGTAAAACAAGTAATTGTTGTCCGTAAGGATCTTAAAATGCCCAGTGGCAAGCTGGCTGCGCAAGCAGCTCACGCCTCACTGGGCGCTTTTCTTGATGGATCTAGAACTAAATCAGATGTTCTTTCTATTTACTTAGATGAGTACAGAAATTCTTGGTTAAATAAAGAGTTTACTAAGATTTGTCTCATGGTAAATTCTGAAGAAGAGCTTCTAAAAATTAAAACTGAATTAGACCAAATGAACAGTTCTGGTTCTTATGCTATACCAAATGCTTTAATTAAAGATGCTGGCCATACAGTTTTTAAAGAACCAACACTGACTTGTCTAGGTATAGGACCATACAGAGATTTAGAAATTGATATGTTAACTGGACATTTAAAACTTTATAGGTAGGAAAATGTTTGAACCTAACGAGAGAATTTATCATAAAAAGTGGGAAACAAAAGATAACGAAAAAGCTCGTGAAAAGGTAGAAAAAATTCTAAGAGCAAAAGCTCCCCTACATTGTAGAATCCCCCTATCATGGGCACCAGAAGTATTGGCCCTTGTTGAAAAATGGGAAAAGCAGTACGGAATAGCCTATAACACTTCTAATTGTTTTGACAATTTTATTATGAGTTTTAGTTGGAGACAGATAAAAGAAACTGTGTCTTCCTTTTTTAATTTTTTCCTTAAAAAACCTTGCCAATTTTCTGACAGAACCATGATAGATTACTATTTTACAAAGAATATTGTTGGTCCATTTATTATCCTTTATAGAAAAACCTTTGGTAGATTTTTAAACAAATACAACAAGCCTATTCTATATATCCACCAAGTAAAAGAGAAGTGGGGCAGATTAGTAGTGTATTATGATTTTAAAGGTGTAACCCTTGATAGCTCTTCTAGAGATATGATTGAATATGATATTAAAATGGTAAGCAAGAAGCTGACAGAAAAAGGGGTTTATTATAATGAGTGACGAAAAAAAGCTCATAATTCCAGCTAAGGGTCACGCCAAAGAAATTCAGATAAGAATGGGCAAGATTAAAGAGGCTGAAAAGAGAACATACGAGGCTCAATTTGTTAATGTTGGGACGTATGGCGAGCTTGAGTATTGTTACAATGAAGCTTTTAGAGATAGTACACAAGTTCTTGGTCAGGTCTATCTTCAAATAGCTAATATAAAGAAAAGCATGGAAGAAAGAAAAGCAGATATCATTTTGCAAATTATTCCTGATATGCTTGAAGGCAAACCTAAAAGCGCAAACAATGCTGACTTCAGAAATGCAGTGATTGCCAAAGATGAACAATACCAAGAATATGCTGATCATCTTGCTAAACTTGAGGCTTTACAGATTCACTTTGAGGGCGTTAAAAAACACATGACAGAAACTTGCAGAGCTATGAGAAAAACCATAGACCTTATTCGAGAAGGCAAGATGCAACCCATAATAAACACTGGAGATAAATTATGATTCTTGAAGATAAACATGTATTCGTAGAATACTCAGAAAGTGAGTGGGAAATTGGGTTTATAAAAATGACTTATATACCTACAGATACTGTTGTTAGTTGTAGATTTGATCTCAGAAAAGAATCGTACAGAAACGCCTATAGAGATTTAAAAAAGAGACTAGAAAACAAGATTCAATACAAAGAAGATCACTTCAGTACTGAAATTTTGGATGAAAAAACAGTAAAACATACCATGGTTGAAGCCAGTTCTGGACGCTCAGTAGAAATGGTCATTACTAAAAATGATAACATTAATGTTAAAAAGGCCTTAAGGACCAAAATGGAGAAAAAAATATGAGTAAAAACAATAGTTCAAAATTTTTATCACAATTAAGAAATATGGAAGGTGCCGTAGATAAAGACTACAATCCTTTTGACAATGTGATTCGTTCTGGTTCTCCTAGTCTTGATTGGATATACGGCAAGGGCATGGGTCTTCCTCTTGGTTTTTCTGAGATTCTTTTTGGGCCACCAAAGTCTGGGAAATCACTTCTCACATATATGAAGGCTGGAAATTTACATCAAAATGATCCTGAAGCTATTGTTATCAAATTTAACACTGAAATGCGTGAAGCTGGACAAATTGCTCCATATTGGGGAATTGACCCTGAGCGTTATATTGCTTTTGACGTTAACGAGCCTGAGCTTATTTTTAACCGATTGACCCAAGATATCTTGCCAATGGTTCAAGGTGGACTTCCTGTTAAATATATCATTATTGATTCTATTCAGGGCATTCAGGGGCTTAAAGAAATGAATAGCGGTGACGTTACTCAGCATCTTATTGGAGATCATGCCCAAACTGTTCAAAAAGGTCTTAAACAGATTCTTCCAATGATTCGTCGCCAAAAGATTGCTCTTACTTGCACAGCCCACGTTAGAGCTAACGTTGATATCGGCCCTGGCGGAAAAGGCCCAGAAACGAAAATGGGTGGAGCATGGGCATTAAAACACTTTGCTGAGTATTTTGTATCTGTAAATCGCGCAGCAGCCAAAGATGATAAAGTAGATATTGCTGGTGAGAAATTTGAAACAGATGACACTAAAGATCTTCGTGGAAACAAAGAACAGACTGGACATAAAATTTGGGTTAAGATGGAAGAATCTTCTGTGGGTGTTGCAGGACGTGCTGGTCAGTTTACTCTTAGCTACGAAAATGGCCTAATCAATACTGATGAGGAAATTTTTAAGCTTGGTGCGGCCCATGGTTTAATTGATCAAGCTGGTGCTTACTATACTATTAATGGCGAAAAATTCCAAGGTAAAGCCAAAGCAGCCATGGCTCTTAGAGAAGACCTTAAGTTACAAAACTATATCATGGACGAGATTAGAAAGAGAAACAAAGGATAATATACGCTTGTATTACGAGTTTTTAAGATAGGGAATTACCAATGGACAAGAAATTAAGAGACGAATTAAATCTGTTAGATGCTAAGTTTGAAAAAGCAAGAAAAGCTATTCTTGAGCAGCATAATCGGCTTGGCCCTATTGAAAACGAACTTCTTGACAATCGCAATGACTACTTTCAAGTATTAGAAAGAGTAAGAATAGTTGAGCAAGAATTTAGAAAACTTTCTATAATAGAAGATGTTGAAAAATTTCTAGAAGACAAGGCCATGAAGCAGCTCCTTAAAAAAGCCATGGGCTCAATAAATGAGGAAATGATTTACAACAGAATACAGGTTCGCTACAATGATGATATTGCTCGCATAGATGAAGGCCTAGCAAAGACTATGAATGGTGTGGTTGAGTTCAGAAAAACACAAAATGTAAACAATTTGAAACTAATTGAACTTGATAAAAAGTTTACAGTAATTATGTCTACTCTTAATTCTATTATAGAGAAAGAAAAAAGTAAAAAAACACTTGCAAAATTTTTAAAATCGTGTTATACTAACTTTATAAACATGTTTTCATAAGGAGTATACATGGAAATCAAAAGAAAAATTTCAGAAAACATTGACCCTAACGAGCGCATTGATTATAACGACAACCTTGAGCTTGTCACTATGCGTTGGAAATATCTGCTGCGTTCTCCTAATCCAGAAAGAGAATTGCTAGATCAGGCACGTCCAGTTATTGAGAAAGTTTCTAAAGAAAATTGGAACAAATTTAATCATGTTTACTATACCACTGGTTATGATTTGGACGATGTTGTAAATATTGCACGTTGTCATACCGTTAGCTTTTTTGGTATATTTTCTGTAAGAACCACAGAAGAACACAAAGCTAAATTTGTAAAATGGTATAAAAATAAAAATGGAGAAGATACTTATCCTACAGAAAAAGATTTTTTGTATAAAGATATGTACAATCTTCAAAAATTTTTAATTCAAAGAATGGAAGAAGTAGCTAAAGTATGTTACCAGAAAAACAGAAATATCCGAGGCAGCAAAGAAATTTTTAAAATTTTCAAATCTAAGGTTGCCACCAATGTTGATGATATGGCTCTGATTGAAAACCCTGAAAAATTTCAATACAAAGAAATTACCAAAAAAGAGTATAGTGAACTTAAAAAGAAAAACAAAATCAAAGGCGACCATTCTTTCTTTGTAAAAGATTATTATATCCGAGTAGTATCTATTGCAGCTAAAGATATAACTACTGAAGATTTTTTGGACAGTTATTTGTCTGCTGGTTCTGAGTACTATAAAACTCCAGAAATGAAAATGATGGATAAAGATTCTATGGCACAACTTACAGAGTATAGAAACAAATACAATTCTATGGGGGTTTATAATCAAAAAAGTTTATTGACTGAATTTATTGAACAAAATAAGTTAGTGACTTCTATGAAAGAAGAAGTCAAACAGGCAAAAGAAATGCTAAAGGCTCTGTAATGCTTAGTGAGAAACAGAAAAAATTCTTAGATCTTATTATAGATAAAAACGAGACATTTTGTGTTTCTCACAATCCATACGGCTACTATTCTATAAACAGAGAAGATCTTGAGAAAAAGGAATTTCTTATTGAGCCACCTCCACCCTCTGAGGAGCAAAAGGTTTCAGGAAAATATCTTAAACCTGAAATAATTACACCACAAATGATAAATATGTTGGCAATCAATCCCATTAAAGGTTGGAGAGACGATGTATCTTGCACTTCTCTTAGAAATTTTTTAGTAGAAATGGACGAAGGATCCCTTAAGAAACAAAAAGAATATGTTGACTCTATAGGTATGCCTTACAGTGCTTGTGTATTTTCTGGAGGAAAAAGCTTGCATTTTGCTATTTGTCTAGACACTCCGTTGCCAAATATAGAGCTTTATAGAAATATAAGCCGTTGGATACTGAATGTCGTGCAAGGGGCTGATCAGCAAACAATAAACCCTAGTCGTAGTATTCGTTTTCCGGGAAATATGAGAAGAGTATATGGTAAAACAGTGGTGCCTTTCGAAGAGAGAAAAGAACAGAAGCTTTTGGTTATCAAGGAAAGAATAAGCCACAAAGAACTATTTAATTGGCTGAGCCAATATAAAAATAAAAAGCCAAAAGTAGTAAAGACGAATAAAAAGATATCTGAAACAGCTTCCCTTAAAAAGCTAAATAAATGGGCAAAAACTGAACTTAGTAATGGAGTACCTGCCAGCGAGGGAAGAAACAAGACATGGTTTGCGTTAAGTTACGAGTTTTGTTTAGCTGGATATAGTTTAAGCGATACTTATAGTATATTAGAGACTTACTTCGCTGAAGAACACGACTTTAGCAAGAGAGAGTGGGAATACACTGTAAATCGTGGATACCAGAAGTGTATCGAGGAAAATGGATGAAAAGAACAACCAACGAACTCAATGTCAAATACCTCAGCCATATTAAAGATGTTTCATTTCTTTTGGAGTGTAGTTGTAAACAGTGGAACTCTGTAGCCATTAATCAGCTTAAAAAGAAACTAGAACTTGAAGAAGATGTATTTGAAGATGAGAGAACAAAGTGCATTAGCTTTGATGTTAATTTCCAAAACGGTAGCGTGGCCAGCTTTCTATTTATTCCCGAAGATATTACAACTTTTGATTTACAAACAGAACTAGTAGATTCTTTTGGCTACCTTATCAAGGAATCTTCAAACATTTCCTTCAATATTCTTGGCCTTCACGCTGATCGGCAAAAGTCCCTCATAAGAGACATGACTAGTCTTATTAAACTTTACGAGTGGGAAAAACCAGTATTTGGCAAGAGAAAAGGTAATAAAACAAAATACCCTAAGAATAAGAGTTTTGGTTTCTACTCTGACGTAGAAGAAACAGAAAAACTTATAGCCGAGGGCGATGCGTTAGCAGATGCTAACAACCTTGCCAGAACCTTGTGCGTTATGCCTGGCAATATGATGAAAAGTAAAGATCTCATTGAAGCTGGAATTAAAGTGGCCAAAAGCTTGAGATGCAAATATGAGGTTCTTAAAAAGAAAAAATTAATAGAAATGAAAGCTGGGGCTTTTCTTAGCGTAATGCAAGCTGACCCAAACAGTGATGGTGGAATCCTTCATATAAAATACAGAACAAGAAGCAAGGCTAAGTCGGTAAAGAACATTGCTCTAGTGGGTAAAGGCATAGTATTTGATACTGGTGGTTACTCAATTAAAGATGAAGAGAGTATGCAAGACATGCACAAAGATATGACTGGAGCAGCCATAGCTCTTGCTACATTTAAAGCCCTTGTAAAATCCAAACCAAAACACAATGTGGATTGTTATCTTGCAGTAGCAGAAAATCTCATATCTCCCACAGCATACAGGCCAGAAGACATTATTATTGCTATGAACGGCTCTTCCATTGAGGTAAAAAATACTGATGCTGAGGGACGCATGTGCCTAGTAGATACAATGACCTATGCACAGCGCCAAGAATTAAAACCTAACCTGTTAATAGATTTTGGTACCTTAACTGGTGCTGCACCTTATTGTACAGATCACAAGTATGCTTGCGTATTTTCCAATAATTATAAATTGGCCCTTAAAGCTGTAGAAATTGGTAGAGAATGCGGAGAAAGAGTATGGAATTTTCCAGTAGGTGAAGATTATACTGAAGGCTTAGATTCTGAAATAGCAGATATACGTCAGTGTCAAAAATCTGAAAATGCTGATCATATTTATAGTGCTACTTTTCTACAACACTTTGTCGAAAAAAAATTAGACTGGGTACATTTGGATCTTTCAGCAGATACTGTTGAAGGCGGTTTGGGTCTAGTTGATACCGACACCACTGGCCATGGAATTCGTTGGGCCTACGATTTTATAAAAAAGTATACAGAGTAAATTTTACTAGCTTTTTACAAAAAAAACTTCTGATGACCCAAAATGAGGCATTAAAGTTTATTATCTTTAATTTTTAAAAAATTATTTGCTTTTTTGTACGTTTTGTGGTATACTAAAACAAACAAAGGAGCTTTTATGAAATTTTACCACGTTACAGACCAAGCAGACCTTATCCAAAAAGCCGGATTTATGCAAAAAGGTATGATTTTTACTACCGATTTAAAATACGCCCTACAACAAGTAAAAATTAAAAATAAAGCAGCAAACGTAGATATGTTTGATGTTCTTGAATTTGATATTATAGATTCTGCTATAAAAAGAACAAAAGCCAAAAAAGAAACTTATAAAAATGTTGTAAGATTTTATTCGTATACAGAGGTAGTAGATGTGGTGTGAGAAATATGAAATAGATTATGAAATGACGATTTACAAGAACTTGCCTGGCAATATGATCAGTTATACTTTTTATCTAAGCAACCATGACGGAGCGAACAAACTGACAAACTTGACTGATTTATCTCTTAATGAGATTGAAAGCATTGTTGGCAGATTCAAAGAGAGCCACAAAAAAGCCGGAAAATTAAAAGGAGAAGTAGTTGTATATTTTGACGGTCTTATTAGAATTAGACACCACTTTACTAAAAAAGTATTATGGGAGAACAGATGAAACAAGTAAATTTGAATGAAAACGATGAAGCTTTTGTAACAATATTTGATAAACTTTATAAACAAACCACTACTGGCAAGATTCAAGAATGGCAAGTACAGGTTCTTGGAAATATAGTAACCTCTACTTATGGTCAAGTTGATGGAAAACTTCAACAAACCAACGATGTTGTCAAGAAAGGCAAAAATATTGGTAAGGTTAATGAAACTACCCCTGAAGAACAGGCCATACTTAAGGCCCAACAACTTTTTGATAAAAAAGTGAAAGAAGGCTACGTTACAGATCTCACTCAGGCTGAAATGGTTAAAAACAATCTAGATGGTATTGAGCCCATGCTTGCTTTTGATAAAGATAAAAAAGAAAAATACTATACTTTTCCAGCCTTTGCCCAACCAAAGCTTGATGGGTTTAGATGTATAGCAATTATTGCTGATGGTAAATGTCAGCTTTTTACTCGTACTCAAAAGCCCATTAATACTCTTCCTCATATTGTTACAGAAATTGAGCAAGTTTTTGGAACCTTTGGAAATATGATTCTGGATGGAGAGCTTTATAATCATGAATTAAAAGATGAGTTTGAAAAGATTTGCTCTTATATTAAAAGAGACGAAATTCATCCAGAGCACGAGACGATTCAATACCATATATACGATCAGGTAGCTGGTGGTGGCCATAATCTTAGATTTTCTCAAGTAAGAACACCATTAGAACTAAGAGTATATCCTTGTATGTTTCTTAAAGTTGTAGAAACTGTTCAAGTTAATTCCCATGAAGAACTTGAAAAACTTTTTAATGCTTGGCTTTCTGATGGCTATGAAGGAGCAATATACAGAAGTCCAGACATGGAGTATGAAAATAAAAGAAGTGTTGGACTACTTAAAATAAAAGTTTTTGAGGATGATGAATTCGAGATTGTTGGAGTTGAAGAGGGTACTGGAAAAGATATGGGAGTGGCCTCAACTTTTGTTTGTAAAAACCAGATGGACAAACTTATAGCAGACAACTCTCCATTGGTAGCAAAATATACTACTAACGGTTTTCGTGAAGAATTTAAGGCAAACATTGTTAGAAAAAGAAAAGCTGGAGTAAGTAAGCCACAAAAAGAAACAGATTATGCTGAAACAAAAGAGGAATACCAAGCAAGACGCGAATATATTTTAAACAATCCACAAGAGTTTATTGGTCAAAAAGTTACTGTCCAGTTCCAATTAAGAACTCGCTACGGTGCCCCTAGATTTGGACAAGCTTGGAGATTAAGAGGAGAAGAATAATGAAAACATACATGTTAGATATTATGATGAAGATAAGAAAATCTATAATGCCAATAAATGGCACTATTAGTGACTACATTGTTAAAGATACTTATTACACAACTCATGGGATGATGGCTACCATTTTAGATAAAAATGGAAAAAGTTATACGTTAACACTTATGGAGAATAAACGTGGTGATCTGGAGAATAAAGTTAGGCAAGCGGAAGCACGTTTAAGAGGTTCAAAAAAATTGGTGGATTTTTGAATACAAAAATGGTGTCTGTGAGTGTCATATACTTACTATTGGTAGATTTTATATAACGTTTTTAGGAAATTATTGCTACGATATTATTAAGAAAGATAAAGGAGAAATCAATGAAAAATAACGTTAATCAACTTCCTCAGGAAAAATCCTATTTTACACGTGAACAGCGCAGAAATACCAAGTATCATGGTGAAATGTTTGAACATATTATCAAACTTATCAAACAAGAAGAAAAAGCTATTATTCAAAACATTAGAAGCCTAAATGCTGTTAATGCAGATGTTACTCAACTTCTTCGTTACGCACCTGCTGAGTCAATCATTGAGGGTGACTATGTTGTTGTTGATTATCTTGCACGATTAGTAGAAGAAGATGGTTCTTTGGGCCCTAGCTTTGGTGGTGGAGCAAACAAGGGAATGACCATCAAGAATCTTGGCAACGGTGAACTTGTTGAAGGATTTGAAGAACAACTTATTGGAAAAAAGCCAGGCGACACTCTTGAAGTTGACGTTACTTTTCCAGAAGATTATCACCAACATCTTGCTGGCAAAAAAGCAAAGTTTTTTGTTGCTATTCTTGAAGTTCTTCGTGAGCCAACTGTTGCTTCTTATATTGAAGAAAAACAAGCCGAGCTTAACAAGTACAATGAAGAACAACGCAAAAAGCACGAAGAATCTCTTAAAAAAGCGAAAGAAACTGCTGAAAAAGAAGCTGTTGAAAATAACTAATGATCAGCATTAAAGGCCTAAAAAATAATGGCGTTTGCGCTATTCATAAACTTTTTGAAAATGAAGAAAGTACCAAGGCTATGGAATATTATAAAGAATTAGCTGCTCAAGGTTATACTGTAGAGTACACATCTAAACCAGAAATGACCATTGAGCAATATAGCAAGAATTTGGATGAAAGAGTCAAAAAGATTCTTGGAAATTCAGGTTCTTAGCCTCCTTTGTTTTGGCCCCACATTCTGTGGGGCCTTTTTATTGTGAAAAAATACTAGCATTTTTCAGAAAAATGTGTTATATTATTTTTAAGGAGTAACTATGAACACTACAATCACAGTTGAAACTATTAAAAACAGAATCAAGAAACTAGAAAAAGTTGTTGATCTTATGCCATCTTGTTTGGCCAGAGATGAAAAGTTGGATGAACTTGCTTTATTAAAAAAACAACTCAAGGCTAGAAAATCTCTAAAAATTGGAGAAATATCTTTTATTGGCCTTGATGATTATAACGAAGGAAAGAAAAATGAAAATAAAAAATAAACTAGGAGTGACATAATGGAAACTAACGGACCTGCTAATATAATCATGTTAGTTGACAGTTTTGATGAGATAAATAGAGAGGTTTACATGGAAAGTCATGTATCTAAGATATATTGTAAAAAGTTCGATGATATTGAAAAAGAAGCTAGGATGACAATAAACTATCTTAAAGAAATAGCAGAAGTCATTCGCAAACATAATCTACAAGATGAGATTCCTAAGTGGCATGAGGTAAAAGCTAAATATGAGAAAAAAGGATAAGGTGCTTATAGCAATAGCAATATTTGCCCCACTGGGCATACCCATAGCAGCAGCAATAAAAGCACACGAAGTTTATAAAAATAAAAAGGAAAAGAAAAAGAAAAATGAAAAACTGGATAATGAAAACAAAAGCCGAATGCCAGATAGAAATTGAGTATTATATTGAAGTCAAAACCAAAGAAGTTGCTGAAGAGGTAAAAAATTTATAATTTAATCTCCCACCTGATTTTGCCACAATCCCATATTCTATAGTAGCCTAAACTATTTGCCATTTCTTTTTCGGTATTTCCTGTTGCACCAAGTTTTAATAATTTTTTCTTTTGACAAGACTGCTTAGATTTTCTTTTAGTATTTGAGCCAATATAGTAACTATAGTCTGGGGAAAGTTCTTCTGTTTTGCTCCATCCAGTAGTTTCATAGACATTGCCCTCAGATATCCTGTTATCACTCCAACTAATAATTTTAATATAATTATTATCTTTAGCATATTGTGTTAGTTTTTTAATTAGTTTGCTTGCTCCACCAATAACAGTGATTCCAGATTTAAATACCAACCTGTTTAATACAAATATTTTTTCTTGATTTTGCCTATGATGTTTATCTCCAGTAATCAAACCTATTAGTTCATCATTATAATATAAGCCAAAAGCAATTTTATATCTAGCCTTACCTTGAATATGATTTTCATTCAGAAATTTGTTGGCCAAGTTTTTCTCTACTTCTTTTATTTTACACTTTCTGGCATATATTTTTGTATGATTTTTATTGAGTTTGCTAAGTAGGAAATTTTTTAATTGTTTTTGCCTAGATAACCATTCATCTTCAAATATGGTTATTAATTGAATACCTTTAGTTTTGCATTTTTTCATCTTATTGTAGTGATAATTCTTTTCTTTATATATTTCGCTATGCCAGTACAAACCACAATACTCTATACCTATATTTAATTCAGGAATGTAAATGTCTATTTCTTTGGTAGAATTTTCTATATTTAGTTCATTAAATTGCTTTTTTGCAGCATTAGGATAAAATTTTTGTATCCAATTTAATATTTCTATTTCTGCAAGAGATGTTGTATTTCCTTCTAAAGGATCCCAATAGCCTCTTTTTATACTATGCCAACTCATTTCCCATTTACTGCCAGTTTTAGGGTTATACCAAATATATTTATGATTTGTATCTATATATTTTGTGGATAGACATTCGCCTCCATATCTTTTCGCATAGCTATGTAAATTGTTCATATTATATTTTGTATTGTCTTTATTTACTTTTTCTGTAGCACATATTGGGCACCAAGTTTTCTTTTTAACCCAAAACCATGTAGCTTCCCAAATACAATCGTGTAAATTACACTTCCATTTGTACTTTGTAGAGGTGGATTCATATTTTTCAGACAAGCACTCTCCATTCTTTGTTCTAGCAAAGTTTTTTAGATCCTCAATGGAATATTTTGTTTTAGATTTAGATATTTTTTCGCCCTTTAATAATGGATTCCAGGAGCCCCTCTTTATATCTCTCCATGTAGCCTCCCATATATTATTTAACTTGTTGCATTTCCATTTATATTTGGTTGCTGAATTTATGTATATGGTGCTTAGACACTCTCCATTTTTTGATAAAGCAAAAGTTTTCAAATCTTCAATTGATGGTATATTTAGAGACTCTATGGGGTCCCATCTGTTGTGTTTTATACAATCTTCCCACCTTAATTCAAATGTATTTTTTGTTCTAGGATTATGCCAAGTGTATTTTGTTCTTGAATTTACGTAGGTCTCTGAGACAAGGGTACCTCCGTTCTTCTCTGCATAGTCATGCAAATCTTTTATACTATATTTTGTGTACTTCTTTCTGTTTTTCGTATTCGTCATGGTTTCTTCCCTTATAGGTGACCCTACCATTAATATCGAAACCATACCCTTTTGCTAAATAAGTTAAAACACAGCGGCAGTTCGGATGCCCTCCGTATATACTCGGCGTCTTCATCCCCTTTTTCCAGAACTCATGCTTTATCTCCGAAAGCTTCCAAACTCTGGGTATAGAAGTACCTTCAATTAAATGAATATTCTTCTCAGGCTCTTTAGCCGTTCCCTCGTCCAGGGTGACCACCCAATATACATATGGGTCTTCCTCGCCTTTCTGTCCAGCCATCTTTTCTATTTTCATTGCGGTCGAAAGATTCCGAATCTTATTGGCTTCACTGTTTATGGCCGTCTTGAAATTATTTCCAGCAATAGACAATTCATTACCAATTATTCCTCTGAGTTTATTATAATCCACTTCCTCTTTATCTTTAGTTTCAGAGACTATCTTATCCAGAATTCTGGTTTTTGTCCTAGACTTGAGTCCATCTATATACGCGTTTGTTATCTGTAGAGAGGTTTTTAGGATGTCCCTTTCCTCTTCTGTAGGATTAGAACCCAAGCCAGATAAAAATATGGAAATAAGATTGTTTTGTTTGCTGGCTATTCTGCCACTGTCTGGATTAAAACCAAGGAAATCCTTAGCCATGTTTCCAAACAGGGAATCTATTATTTTGGATATCTCTTGGATAGTGTTACTTTTTAGCATTCTTGATTGCTTTCTCTATTTTAGAAGAGGTATCAGAACTGTCAATGTCCCAATTGGCAATCATAGATTTGATAACTTTGTGTTGTTCGGTGAGAACCTTTGGTGCTGGCTTGCCAGTGGTGATTTTTACAGCGTTTTTAGTTTCATCAAGTTTAGCTTTATTTTGTAAGCTTTTGTTCAAAGCATCAGCATCGTTTATTACCTTAGCAATAGTTTTCTTTAACTCATCACCTAGCTTGCCTTTGCTTTTAGCAACAAGAGCTTCCATTTCTTGAAGAGACTGGTCTAGTTCGCTACCTTCTGCTTGGCCGTTAGCTTCATCAGCCATAGCAGCATTTTCGTTAACAGCATAAGGATCGCCACCATTGGGGTCGTCTTGCCCAGGAAGAGCGCCTGTTTGTACAGCAGCAGCTGTTTCGGCTTCGGCTTGCTGTTGTTGGGCCATTTGCTCTTTTTCAGCATCGTCTAGGCCTTTTTGATAGCCTTTTTGAAAAGCAAGATCTACTCCATTCATATACTTGCTGAGTAAAGCTTTATATTTAACTTCCCAATCTGTATGATTGCTCATAATTATCTCCTATATATTCAAAAATAAGACCTTTATAAGTTTTTTGCTTTTTATAAAGACATAAATTTATTGTACCATTTAGTAAGTTTAAATCATTAGCACAAGTTATTTGATTTTCCCAAGAACCTACAAACTTGCCTTTTTTATAAAGAGCTTTAAAGCCAGGCCTTGCTTTTTCTAAGCATATAGTTTCATACACATTAAATTTTCTATACCATATTTTCTTATAGCATTGTATAATTTTGGGCAATCTAAAGATCCCCTAGAGGCATTATTTATATGTTGAGAAAACCTTTTTTGTATACTTTTTTTTGTTTTACCTATATAAATATCTTTAGTAATTTTATTTATTATTTTATAAATAATCATCACTATTCTCTTGATCATCTTCTCCTAAACTTGCCAATTCTTCATCGAGTATTTCTTGTATTAACATTTTATAGTTTTCATAAGAGAACTCTGGGTCTTCAGCAAAAAATGCTCTAACAGCATTGGGGTTAGTTTCTAACATTAACTGAAGGTTTTGCTGCCAGAAAGCGTCTCTTTTATATTTTAGTGTTGGATTAAAGTAATAGGCAGGATCTTGTAATTTTTCTGCCATAAATTTATTAACGTCAATATATTTGTCAACCCCTAATCCATAGAATTCGTTAAATAAAAGTTCTCCACCAAGATGAGCGCCAACTTTTTGTTTGTCAACTTCTTCAAGAACATCATCCATAGTCATATGAATTGGTTGATCTTGTTGTAGTCTTAAGGATTCTTCTTGCTTAGATTGGGCATCTAGTCCTGAAAGCTTAACTTCAACTATTTGGGCTAATTCTGGGTCAATTACTGGTAAAAGTTTTCTGTTAAAAAAGTCTTGCCATTTTAAAATTAAAGGTCTAAGACCAGTATCACGCGCAGCAGTCAACTTAAATTCGTTGTTACTTTCAGAGAGGGTTTTTTGGTTAGTACCACGAGAAAGGTGCGTATATCCAGGAAGTTCGTCAGGTGACATATTAAAGGCAGCAAGAATATTTCTTGAAACTTCTTCGTACAAAAATTCAAATTCTCCATCTTTCTTTTGAGGAGAAGTTGAAATCCATTGAACATCGTCTTCTTGGCCAACACCAAAGATAGGGGTTCTGAAAGCATTTTCTACAGAGTTAATAGAGGCTATATATTCTTGTTTAACATTGTCAATAACTGTTTGGTCAGCTTCGTCTGACTTAAATACTAAAATACCCTTAGAAGCTTTACCATTTAAGAAATAAAGTTTTCTGTATTGTTCAATAGAAAGGTGAGTGGTAATGCTGGATAAAATATTATCCATTGGAGTAACAGGGTAATCATTATGCTCTACATCGGTAGATGGGTACAAGTTTTGAACAAGAAGCTCTTCAGAAGCAAAAGCTTGTCTAGGAATTCCATCTACTTCTTGAATCCACTCATACTGATCACGCTTAAGCATTTCAATATTGATATCAATATCTTCACCAGTAATTTGTTCTAGAAGTCTAATAGAAGACTCACGAACACCCTTAGCATACTCACCATGACGCACTGCACGTTTAATAGTACCAATATCTATTGGTCTGAAATATTGAAACTCTCCAGCCTCATTATAAGTGATATCCGTACCGTGACGACCAAAAGAGAGTCCGTTTTTTGTCTGAAGAAATAGATAATCTGATAGGCTCATTTTTTCTTCTTCCTGCATATCTTCAGGCTCGTATCCACAAGTTACTAGAATTTTCTTAATATGAGAAATTCTGGACTCAATTTTGGCAAGTTCGTTATCTGTAAAAAGACCCTCAAATTCTTGTTTGATTTCCATTTCTAGACCAATATCAAAGCGATCAACCCTGAATGAACCAAACATACTCATAGTATTTCCACGAGCATTTAAAATAGCAGCAATCAAATGGTCTTTTACTCGTATATCTTTGATATAGGAGTCGGGAATGAGTCGGCCTTTGTTCTTATAAAGACCAGCGTAGTTGTCGGCATTGTTAGGTTTTTCTGTAATTGCTAAACGAGGCAATACAATTCCACCCTTTTTTACTTGTCCTTGTAACTTTTTCGCAATGAATTCAAGATTTTGACTCTCTTCGTTTTTATTGAGAGGTTCATAGCCCATTTCGGTCATTAATTCAGAAGCGGCAGGGGCTGCTGCAAAAACTATATCTTTTTTAGGTGTTTCGGACTTTTTAAGTTCCGAGGTCTTAGTTTTTGTAGTTTTCTTAATATTTGACATCTATTTCCTCTAAAAATTAAAGATTACGTTA